ATCAGCACCAGCGCCAGCCCACTTCATCATTTCAGGAACCACCACCAGACGGAACTTGGCGATGGCGCCTTCTTCACCCAGCACCGTGGTGCCACCGGCCGAGTACTTTTCGACGGACACGAAGGCCGGGTTGTTGTGCAGATCCTTCATGGCGGAGATGGTGGGGATCAGTTCCGAGCCGATGTACATGACGCGGGCTGCCGGCAGCACACGGGTGTCGACCAGGCGGGTGCCGGTGATGACCGTGGTGCTTTTCGGGGTGCGGTTGTTGTCCAGATCGATCGACAGACGCATCAGGTCGGTGTAGCTGACCAGGTCATCCAGGCCCACGGTGTCGTTGGACGTCGCGTTGCCGGCGAATTTCACCACACCGGCCGAGTTGATCAGATCGATCTGCAGGGCATCTTCGGTGATCTCGTTGGCACCGTTGATCATCTCGCGGTTGATGTGCTGCAGCAGATCAGCGTCCGAGTCGAAGTCCACCGATTCCTGGGTGTATTCGTCGAAGAAGCCGAATTTCTCGAAGGTGCCTTCGAGGGTCTTGCGCTTGAAGCCAACACGGTTGACACGGCCACCAGTTTCCGACAGCACCGGCATTTTGCCGGAGATGGTGCCGATGTCCTTGGACGAACCGTACAGGTTACCCGAAGCCTGGTGGGATTGGGCACCGACATTCAGGGCCACGATGGTATTGGCCTTGGTCAGCGTCGAGACGCGGAACACACGGTTACCCGTCACAGTGATGGTGGCATTACCACCGCCGGCCGAACCGTCCGCACCAGCAACCGCGGTAACACCGTCCATGTTGTCCTGGATGGCGGTGACAGCAGCGGCTTTACTGGCGTTGGCCACGGCCAAAACCAGCGAAGGCAGGGTGACGTGGTACTGGGTGCCCAGGATGGCCACGCCAGCAGCGTCGATACCCTGGTCATTGATGTTGGCATCGTCCAGCATCGGCAGGTAGTGGTAACGGATGATCTTCTTGCCCATGTTCTTGGGCATGGAGGTGACATCGGCCAGCTGGGTGAAGAACTGCAGCTTGCGTGCTTCGATCAGCGCCTGCTTCTGGAAGTACTGGTCCAGCAGCTGGGGCGACATGGTGGACAGGTTGCCCGAGGCATTACCACCGTTATATTGGCGAGCAGTCATGTGTAACCTTTCGATTTAAAGTTTGAACTTGGCAAAGTCGGCGTCCGACATTGCAAATGGATTGAAGTCAGCTGGTATTGCAGCCCCTGGCGCCGCCGCTTTGGTACCGCTGGCGGCGCGCTTCTGGGCTTTCAGTTTGTCGTCATCGGCCTGTTTAGGTTTCGGTGCCACAATTTCGGCCGCGGGCGCTGATTTCGCCTGAGCCTGGGCGCTACCCAGATTCAGATGTTTAAATCCGCCGCGGGCCTCGATTGCGTCGCCGACTTGCTTATAGGCGTCGATGTCGCTCAAACCCTTCAAACGACCAAAGGTGCGTTCGCTTTCCAGCTCGGCCGCAATCAGATCGTAGATGCCGGACTCCATGTGCCCGTTAATCACTCTCAGAACTTGCGGATTGGCTGCGATCACACCCTTGCTCTTTGGATCCCACTGGGATGCAACAACACTCAGTGTCCGGTCGAAGTGTTCAGAACCGCGCAGGTCGCTGATTACATCGTCCAGTTCCATTTCGTGCTCGTTCACGCTGTGGTTGCCAGGCTTATACTCACTGGCCTTGTCAGCTGACAGATCCAGGGGATCCATCTTGCTGTCAACGATTAACTTGTTGATCGCTGCCGGGTCACGCTTGTGCACGTCGATGAGGAAGCCCAGCTGCGTTTCATCCAGCAGACCATTCGCTTCCAGCATCTTCACCAGCTTCATGGCGGGCTTCAGGCCGGCCATCTTCTTGTTGTAGTTGGCGCCCATCTGCATCAGCGAGATGGCGTCTTCCACACTCTTGGCTTGAATATCACGCCCGTTGGCCTTGAATGGCTTCAGTAGCTTTTCATACTCTGCCTTGTAGTCGATGGCGCCGCTCTCGTCCTTGGCGACTTCGTCGCCGGACTTCGCTTTGCCATCTCCTTCTACTTTTTCAGGGGTCGTACCTGTTTTGGCTGCGGCTGCGGCTTGTTCTGTAGTTGCAGTCTTTTCGTCTGCGCCACCCTTCGCAGCTGCAGCACCGCTGCCCACATCAACTTTCTTGTCGGTCTTGGTTTCATCGCCAGCACCCTTGCCGTCGTTGTCATCCGTTTCCAGTGCGGCGGCAGCAGCGGCCGTTGCGGCTTTTTCTTCTTCGGTTTCTTCAACCTGGCCATCATCCTGAGTATCACCACCGTTGGCGTTCGATACGGCAGCAGCGGCTTGTGCTGCATGTGGGTCGAAATTGGCCATGTCCTCATCGGACATGTTCAGGAAGTCTGGTGCTGCGACTTCTTCTACTACTACTGCGGTCTGGTCAGCCATTATTCAGCCTCCTCGGTACGCAGTTCATCCAGAACAGCTTCACCACCTTCGATTGCCTTGTCCGCCATGCCGGCCGCCAGCTGGATCACCAGGAAATACTGGTTCAACACGGCGATAGCATCGATCTGCGTCAGGATACTGGCTTGCTTCTCCGGCGTCTGCATGTTGGGATCACCTTTAAGGTGTACCAAGCGCACAGCTTCGTCCTTGAAGTAGCCTTGCGTGATCACAGCGCGGAAGTCACGGCTGTTGGTCAGGCGTACTAGCGCCGATCCCAGGTCTTTAGCGACACGCGCATCTTTAATGTCACGTTCAATCGAATTGATCTGTTCTTGCTTATCCATTGGTATCTACCAGTGCTGTTAAGAGTTAATAGAAAGTGGTTACAACGTCGTCACTATAACCACTTCCATGTTTTATTGCAGCAATTATTTACTAGGAGCACTATCCTTTGCCGCTTTAACGTCCAGATGGTGTTGCAATACAGCTAGTTGACCCTGTGAACGGGCTTGTTCAGCCGTTTGTTGTAGAGCGCGCTCTTGATGTACGCCAGATTCCTGTTCAACGAAGTCCAGATTCTTCTGATCCGTGTCCGCCTTCAGATGATCTTGCTTCGCCACCTCAGTACCGGCTTTTACGGAGTGCAACTGAGCACTGGCACCCAGAGACGCAGCCTTAGCCTGTTCAGTAGCGATTTGCGCCTGTAACAGAGCAATTTCCAGCTGCATCTTCTGCTGCACCAGGGGATCTGGTTGGGGCTGATACTGTTCGATCTTCTTGGCCAGGTCCGGCATCTTGCGCAACTTGGCAATATCGGACAGGATCATGCGGGTCATCTCAGGATCCATGTTGTTGCCCATGGTCTGCAGCATGAAAGCCAGTTCCTGCGCCTTCTTCTCATCTTCCTCTGCTGTTGACACACCCAGCTTCAGGTCGAAGCTGCCGCACAGGTCATCCCGACGCACCTTGACGAATTCCTCGTTGGTGATGCGGATCACTTCCTCCGGCGCCAGAAACTTGGAGTTCATGGAGATGAACTTGTGACCTATTTCCACCAAGCCAGCGGAAATACGACGCAGGATACCCAGCTCACGCTTGGAAGCCGCATCCAACGCACCACGCACACCGGCTGCCACGTCACCCAGCGCATTGCCGGAGACACCTTGGCTGAAGGACTTCACCCCGGTCAAGGATTCCGCTTCCTGGTTTTGCAGTTGCAGCATCATGCCGGCCGACTGCGGGATTTCCGGGTAGGTATGCATGTGCACGCCGACACGTGGATCCACATTGCCGTTGAACTCGTAGTCCAGCCCCTGTTCGTACTTCTTCTTGTTGGTCGCGTCCAGCATGTCTTTGCGCATACCCGTCTGCCCATTGGCGGACTTGGCCATGATGTCGATCATGCCGCGGGAGACTGCGCCGGCAATCTTCTGGTTGTCCTCGATGAGCACACCATCCGGTTCGCCGTGGGTATGGCGCCGCACTGGCAGGTACTGGATGATGACGAAAGGCAGGCACTGGTCTGGGAAAGGGTTCTCTTCCATGCGGATCATGACGTCACCCACCCAGGCAGCGACGATGGCCTTGGTCTTGCCGGAGTTGTCGATGTCCCAGAAGCCCCAGTACTCATGCACGACGATTTTCTTTCGGGGATTGTCGTTGAAGTTGAAAGCAGCCGCGCCCTCGCTGGCATTGTGATCCGGCTGACCCAGCGGACTATTGTTGGTCAGGTTGATCTTGTCCAGATTCTTGTACTTGCCATCCTTCT